TTTGTTTTCACAAAGGTATTTATACTATCCATCTTATTAAGATGCTTAAGTAATTCTCTTTTGGCATCAACCAAATGATTTTGCATATCGAACATAAGAATTAAATTCTTTGTATTTTCTTTATTGAACCATTCAAGTGCTTCAATCTTCTTAGCATTCTTACGTGCTTTACCCTTGTCAGATTTAAGTTTATCAATTTCTTTATCGTACCTATTATGTATCCAAGTCATCAATTCCTTAACGTGGGTTGTTGTGTTCTTAATTTCTGATTGAGCTCTAACCTTAGTATTTCTAAATGTATTAATATATAGATTAATCTCTTTATTGGTTGAAACATCCTTAAGTACACCACTTGATATCTTTTGAAATATCTTACCTGCAAGAGAAATGTGTTTAGATATTGCATCAGTTTCTTTCTTTGTGAGTGTTGCCATAGGTACTTCAGGAAGGTCAGCACTCTTACTCCATACTGATGATACCTTTTTAAACTCATTTCCTTTAACTCCAAATGAAGCAGACATAGTATCAAAGGTTGCCCCTGTGTACTTCGTATGCCATACAACACCAATCTTAGCTTGTGTTATCTCTTTAGCATCAGCTACTGGTACTGCATATACAATAGTATTTGGATGGAATGTTATGTATTTCTCTCCATCAATAGTAGCCTTCTTTAAATCATTTTTGGTGAACATAATATCACCTTGATATACACCTTTCTTAATACCTAACTTCTTTAATTCAGTATAAGCAACTTTAAGCTTATCAGATAAGTCACCTGAAGTATCATCATCAATATCATTAAATGACTTATACACTTTAGGTTCTTTGTTAAAAATTCCCTTTTTCGCGACAAAAAACTCTCCGTCGCTCGGGTCGATTCCACAGAATACTGCAGGGGCTCCATCCCATTTAACTGTGACTGCTTTTGTGTCATTTGTATGACCTCCTAACATATTCCTCAAGTCTCTTAATGCGTTAATAGCTGCTCTAGTACCGTCAACACCACCATCGATAACAGCATCTTCAATATGACCCATGTGGGTATTCTTAGCTTCTGTAATATAGCTTTTAAACTTCTTCATATCTGGTTTTTCTATTTAATACAGCTTTAAGTTCTTTAAGTTTAATGTGGGTAAAATCAGAAACTATTCGCAGTATCTTAGCCTCTGAATAATCTGGATACTTTCGATGTATCTCATGTTTCATTTTAATTGCTGCCTTATACTTATCTTTCTTAAGTAATAAGTTAAGCTTATGTTTAATCTTCTTAGGTAATAAATCTTTAAACCTAAGGGCCGGTGCATTTTCGTTTAAGTGTTCTTTAAATGATTTCATTAGTTTGCGTCCATCCAAGCTTTAACTTGAGGATTGTTTGGTAACTTCTTAGACCAAGTAGCTAGTTTAGAATAAACTTTATTTATATCTGTGCCGTCTGCACCATCTGAATTATCAATAATATAAAAATGTTCCTTGAATAATTTCTTAAAAGTTGGCTTATTGTCTTGTACTTCCTTCCACATCTTAGTAACAAGAGAAGCCCTTAATGATCTTTCCCTTTGGTTATTTCTATCAAGAGCAGTTTGTTGATCAGTATCTACAAACACCATGGCACATTCATAACCTAACTTAGTAAAGTCATCAACCATTTGTTGAATCTTATTAGCCTTTGCACCAGTACCATCGATGACCATACCTAGTCTACCATCGAGTGCGTGACCTTTCTTTTTCATTGTAGTTTTCTTAGCAAGGCCCCTAACAATATCCCTAGCATAGTCTTGGCCTTTCGGCATGTTAAGGTCTAATAGGGATTTCTTCATGGCATGTTCAAATGCAGAATCTGAGTTAATATCAACAAAGTTTAAAGCTCTAAGGCCTAGTTTCTTATTGATATAAGACTTACCAGAACCAGGGCCACCTGCCATAAAGACAACATGGAATATGGCCTTGTCGTTTTTACCTTCTGTAATGTATGATTTAAATGTTACCATTTTGGTGTATTGTTAAAAGTAACTTCTGGTAACACCCCAGCGAACTCCATTAGATTACTCCAGGAGTCCCCAATTTGTTTCTTAATGTTAGCCCAGAATTTCTTAAACCAATTCTTAATTTTAGATACTACATCTTTAATCCAACCTTCAGTTAACATATCATCTTTACTATCCTCAAGTGCTTCATTAACTACCATATTGATACCAATACCTACAGCACTCCAAAATGTATAATATCCAGTCTTACCTTTAGGGTTTTCAATTGATTTATGAGCAGATGCAGTCTTTTGAGATGATTTGAATTTAACATCAGGCTTAACCTGTTTGGCTATCTTCTTAACATATGAATCCCCCATCGATGTTACAGTATGTATAGTAGCATTACCATCATAGTCTGTAACTAAAAAGTTATCTGCAGTACCTGGATTATTACCAAATTTAACTTGGCCAGTCATTGCTTCAAATACAAAAGCATTTGCAAATGCTGCATTAGAAGCAAATAATTTTCTTAAATCATTTTTAAACGCATGATGTGCATCATCAGCTTTTTTAAGAATATCAATGTCTTTAAACATACCTTTCTTTGTTAATTCTGTTTTACTACCTTTAATATCTAATTTAGTCATATCAGTATTAGGTAATAAATTTTCGATATGCTTTTGCATATCCATAATGGCTTTATCTAATTGAGTACCTGACATTTCTGCCGCAACAGAAAATGTAGCTGATGCTTCATTTTTCCCACCACTCATTAGTTGTGCATCACCTGTTTTTAAAGATATCTTTTTCTTACCAATAATAAAATCAGTCTTTGGTGTGAGTGTTGACCCTTTTGCACCTGATGGGAAATGTTCATTCCATCTTTTAGATGCCGGATAACTATTGGCAGGGAATGATCCTTTACCTATTAATTTCAAAGAGCTAACAATCTTATCGCCAATCTCAGGTTTAATAGATTTAGATTTAAATGAAGGGCCTCCAGCACTAGAAACAATTACATGCTCCATATCAAAGGCCTTTGATGTATTACCTTCGGTTAAATAATGATGCTTAAATGATTTCATATATTTTATTATTAATACTTATAGTGTTATTTATAAACTTTTGATTATGTCATCAAGATCATTAATGGAACTCCATTTCTTTAATTTACGAAGTTTAGCAGGAACACGTCGCAGAACTACGTCATGGTCTATATCATGTTCATGACCAAGAATAGCAATCATGGCAAGAACATCACCAATTTCATTTTCTAATTGTCTAACGTTCTTGTCATCATCACCAAATCGCTGAATCTTAGCAACGGCTTGCTGGATTTCAGCACACTCTTCAGCTAGTATTATCAGTGCTTCTTGATTCACCTTTATCACCTAATACATAATCACCTGCTTCCATTGCATCTTTCAACACAAGTTGAAGTATATCACCTGCTACTTGATTAAACTCAGGTTCACCGTGAGGGTTATCATCTAACCAATCAACAACTTCATAATCAAAGTCAATTGACTCTGTGGTTTCATTTGCTTTAATAGAGTTATAGTTATATACAACCCCATGATATTTACCACCGGTTAATTTAACATACCACTGGTCTTGATCTAAATCTTTTTCTACGAATGACCACTTATCGTATAGTTTTTCTGCTGTCATAATAATCCAATGCCATTCCTAATAAAAGAAATGGTGTCCATAATAAAATAAATACTGCCATTACTATACCTACTATACCAAGTAGTATAATAATTGCAATAATGTTTAACCAATCAACTAACTCTGACATCTTTTTGAATTTGGATGTCGCTTACATCTATATGTACCGTGCGACATAGATTTCTTTACAATTCTATTACCATTCAAATCTCTACTCTTTTGGCCTCTTGATACGATGCCATCAATCATTGTTTTGCTCATGTTTTCCTTCCCATTTCAAATACGCTTTTCACGTTGTTAAATTTTTGTCTAATATGTTCTTTTGAATGACCCAAGACAACTTTACCTGAGCCATCATGGAATAACACACACCATTGTTTCATTATCATTTATGTATTTTAATATCCTTGTAATACACCACTTGTGGTGGAAAATATTTATCAGCAAATGTACTATAGATACCATGCTTAAAGTGAACTCTATTGCTCATATCAGGTTTTCTGGATTGACCTGGAGTCCAACTATTGAGTAGTGGTTGAAAGGTAATACACCCCGGTACTTGTTCACCATTTACCCAAACATCAGCATATGAATAGTCTGTTTTTGGATCAAACATATACCCGTTAGGAGCATTAACACGATGTTTAGTATCATAATCTGCCCTTACTGTAATATTAGTCCATCTTCCTTTAACCTCTTCCCAAGGGGCAATGATACATGTACCACCTGAGGTATCTGCTTCAAACATAAGTCCATCTTCCACACCCTTTACACTCCACATTGGCATATCCCATCCATACAACTTAACCTGACCATAAATAGTGGATATTCCATTATAATCCCTTTGATAATTTTCATAATCTTTAGGGAAGTAAATTGAGTATGAATACCATACTATATTAGGTTTTGTATAGTCTAATACTTCAATAACTTCATGTTCGGTTGTTTGGGTGTCTACTTCTTGTCTACCCTTGCCTCTACCACAATCAGTATAGTCAGATTTATAATCAGTACCACAATCACCATGTCTTAATTCAAATCTCTCTACTAACTCACCATCCATTTCAACATGTTGATATGAATAAGACTTATTGGCACTTAATGAATTACCAACATTGCTAATTAAACCATAGTTATCAGTTGCATAATAATTGCCACCAGTTGAACTACAAGATGCTAGTAAAGCAATTGATGTTAATAATATTAGTTTTTTCATTTTTAACTCCTTTTTATTGTTTATATGTATATTATAACACAACTAGCAGGAATATGTTAACCATTTTGCAATAATTATTGATTACTTTCTTTAATGATAGCACCTAATTGTCTATATAGCTTATTGTATTTAAACTCCCAGTGTTCAGCATTCTTTCTTTCTTCATTATACATTTTTTCATAATCAGGCTTAGGTTTTAATAATGATTTTACCTTTTCTTTATATTTACCAATAATATTCATAACTTAAAAATCTCCGCAATAGCTTTAGCACATTCACGAGCAACTTCAATATGTTCTTTTTGGGTTCCGTGTGAACTTCTTAAATCAATATAGTGAATCCAGCTTCTGATGGTTCCATTCATATACATTCTTGACATAGTGTTACCTTCTGGGAGCACACATCTAGCTTGTTCCTTGGCAATACCATTATTAATGGCAAAGTCATAAGCTTCAAGAGCAGCTTTAATAACCTTCTCTTGCTTAATTCTCCACATAGCACTTAATGTTTCATCATCATTTTCAATAGAGTTTTGTCTATTCTTTGTATCTTGTAACCTTGCCTCACGTAACATAAATGATAAGTCCTTAGTAGGATCAGCATATCGTTGAGAGAACTCTTGGAAAGAAAATGATCGGTGTCTTAAGATTTGACGAGCAATATCTCTTGTTGTTTCAATTTCAATGCAAGCACTTGCCATTTCAAGAGGAGACCAATGTTGATGTTTTACCAAATACTTAATAAGCTGCTCGGCAGTTTCTTTATTAAACTGATTCGATGGATTACTTACCCTAGCACAGAATGCTACTAAATCCATTACATCATCAAGACCTTCATCTTTAAATTCATCACTTGGTTGAGAGAAACTAACCAATCTAGCCCTGGTAAAAGAATCCTGATGTTCTACACTTGGGTTCTTCACACTTCCTTTTATATTATTACTTTTCATTATACACTAAATCCTTCAAAATTATTATCATTGTTACTACCTGTTGTAGTGCCTAAGTTTAGAGACTGGGCAGAGTCTTCAACATCATATAGTCTCATCTTGGCTCTGTCAATTCCAACGACAAACTTTTTAGTAGCTCCTGTTGGATCATTATATCTATTCTTCAATTGTTTCACCATCATCTGGTTCATATTTTCTAACTCCTCGGTAGAAATAAGAGCAAACATTAAGTCAGCCGTGGCAGGTAAACCAAATGACTCAGAAGTATCTTCGAGTCCTACATCAGAGTTACCATAACCACCTCTTGTTGTTTGAGTTGCTGATAGGATAGGTAGGTTATTCTCAATAGCCAAGCCTCGTAACTCTTCAGCAATTGCCTTAACATATTGATAAGAACCACCAGCACCATCTGCTTTCATTCTACTAGATGCACAAATATTTAAATAGTCTACACAAATTAATTCAGGCACAAAGTCCTTCTTTAACTTTAACTCATTAAGCAATGCCCTAAAGTGAGATGCATTAGCAGCCCCAGTAGGGTATTCTTTAACAATTAACTTACCAATACCACCATTTGTTATCTTATGAAGTTTCTTATCAAACATATCTTTACTTAAGTTTTCAAGTTGGTCAATAGGAACATTCATTAGATTAGCATCAATACGCTCTGCTACTCTTTCTTCAGACATTTCCATAGATATATATAACACATTTTTCATCTGTGTTAAAGCACCTGCTGCAACATGACACATAAAGAGAGATTTACCAACACCTGTGCCAGCAAGAGCAATATTTAAACTCTTATTGACTAATCCACCTTTAGTGATCTTATTAAACATTTCTAGGTCAAATGGTAAATGTTCTTCTTCTCTATGGTAGAAGTCATATCGCTCATCAGAGTTATCAATATAGTCATGACCAATATTAGTATCAAATGACACAGATAAAGCATCACTCAATAACTCAGGTAATGCATTCTTTTGAAGTGTATCATGCTTACCATCAATAATTTCAATTGATTCCATGATAGCCAAATAGATAGATCTATCCTGGCACCACTTCTCTGTTTGAGCAATTAACCAATCCTTATTGGTATCCTTAATATCATCATTTAAAGTACCTACAATAGAAAACACTTCCCCAACTGATGCTTGAGGTATATCCGTATTCTTTTGAAGTTCAATAGATAATGCTTCAGAATTAGGAAGTTTCTCATATTGAGCCACAAAATTGACAATCTCTTTAAAGATTATCCTATGAGGGACATCAAAATAATGAGGCTTTAAATGTGGTATTACAGTACTTGTATAATTGTCATCATGAATTAAGTTACGTAATATTAAAGTCTCTAAATTCATTCAGTGCCCTTAATCATTTCAGCATGGCCTACTTGGTACTTCTCCTTTAAATAATCTTTAAATCCAGTATTATTAAATACAGGTTCCCAGAATTCTTTAGTAAGAGTATCCTTTTCCCTAACTTTTTGATCTTCAACTTCACCTGTGCTTGTATCAACTCTTGCATACCAACCCATTGTAGGCTTAACAACAAACCCACCTTCCATAGCAGCGCCGAGTAGCCCAGAGTAAGGGGCAATACCACCTTCCCAAGTTACAGAAATTGGAATCTTACTCTTCTCTTTAACAAATCTTGACTTCTCTACATTGATAATAAAGTTATAACCTTTAATCTCAGTACCTTTCTTCTCTTGTTGTCTACCAAGAATCCAGATATTGTCGGCTGAATAGTAAATTCCTGTTCCACCTGATACAATAGCCTTAGGGAATAATCCAATTTCTTGGTAAGTATGATTAATAGCAATAAGTGGGATATCACTCATAGTTAAATAAGGTGTAACCATTCTAAATAAACCTTTAAGGGCTTTAGCACGTGTCATATCAGCAACAGATTTCTCTGCCATTGCATCATCTAATTCTTTCTTAGAAGCAAGGTTACCAATAGAGTCAATAACAACAATTACTTTTTCATCTTTTTCGATATTCTCCATTTGATTAATAACATCAAACTTAAGTTCTTCTACATTCTTAATAGGTGTATGAAGTACACGATTGGTATCAATACCAAAGCTTTGAAAATATTGTTGCGGAGAACCAAACTCTGAGTCATAGAATAACAAAACAGCATCTTCATACTTATCTAAGTAGGCTGCGGCCATTAGTAAGGCAAACGAAGTCTTAAAATGCTTCGAAGGCCCTGCTAGCACTGTTAGTCCGGAACTTAGTCCACCATCAGGATCACCTGATAATGCAACGTTAATCATCGGTACCTTTGTGGGTACCATATCCTTACCAGAGAATAGTTTAGATTTAGATAGAATTGCTGTATCTTTAATTCTACTATTCTTCTTTAATTTATCCATTATGCTCATTTACTTCTCCTTCACAAATGTTCCTTCAGGAGTCAAATGCCCTTTCCGGTCTTTAATTTCATTATATGCTTGATCGATACAATCTTCCATTTTGATACCATACGTTAAACAAACCCCTCTTAATGTTACATAAATATCACCAATAGCATCCATTACTTCATGCTCATCATTCTTATTTAAAGCATCAAAGAGTTCAGTAACTTCTTCTAATGTCTTAATTGCTTGAGCCATTGGTTTACCATTTTCAGTAATGCCTCTATCATCAAACCACTTATCAATATGCATATTTTTATTGCTCATTTATTTCTCCATAATATTAAATACATATGTATATTATAACATATTTCTTGTCAAAAGTAAACCCTAAAATTGAACTTTTTGTTCTTTTTCTCTGGCATCTAATTCATATAAAGATCTATATGCATTATTAGCTTTGATTGTAGTATCTAATTGAGTAAATTTACCCTTTGAAAAATCAAGTAAAGCAGTAGTATCCTTAGGGAAACATGCACCACCATAACCTCGTCTACCATCTGGTCCTGGAACCTGCATATGTGAATATGTAATTCGTGGGTCAGCACCAATAGCTTGTGTAATATTATTAAATGATACTCCATGATTTTTACACATATCATAGAATTGATTAAAGAATAATACTTTAGTAGCAAGGAAAGAATTCATACCATACTTAACAAATGAAGCTTCCTTTGGTGTCATATGAAACTTTGGTGCAGGTTTACAAATTGAATTATTTAAATAGTATTGCTCAAGCTCTTTTGTATCTTTTATATCACCACCAAATACATGATGTGTTGCATATTCAAAGTCATGCTTGGCATTAGCCTCTGTTAAGAACTCTGGGTTATATACAAAATTGTTATGTGATTTATATAGTTCATCCACAATAGCAGGAGTCACAGTTGATTTAAGTACAGTAATAGTCTTATATTTACCATTAATCTCATCCATCACAGTCTTAACGATTGATGCATCAATTGCTCCATCATTACCCATAGGAGTAGGCACACAAATGAAAGTCACTGCTGGCTCAGCATCTATGACGTCCTGTGTAGTAGTTCCCAATAGTGGGTCTGAGATAATAATTTCATTATCATCCGTAGTAAAACCATAGGCTGCTGCTTTACCAACAAAACCATATCCAATTATTCCAACTTTTATCTTTTTCATATCTATTCCTATAAATTATTATTCATTACATATTCTAAAGCTCTAGCGGCTTCAGTTTCAAGGGGTCGTTTCTTATACCAGTCACCCGTGGCCTGATCTATGTCTTTACATAGTCTTACTATCTCCAATACGGAAATAGGATAATTCATTTTAGTTGCAGCATACGCAATCGATACCATAATCTGATACATCTTATGATACCACCCAGTATCAGAGATGCTATTATAATCTTTTATCATCTTCTTAGATACGAATGGACAATCTGTATAGTTAGTCCAAGAGATATCTGTATTGGTCAACTTAGCCTTTCTCTCTTTAACAATTGCATCACGTATAGCCGGTGGTAAATTATCAAATAAACTCTTTGACTTTTCAACGTATGGATGTTTATTTATTAAATCAAATGGATTCATATATTCAGCTTCATTAGTAAAAATAAAGTTGTATGCATCTTTATACTTACCTGGAATATAGAACATCCTACTTAAATCCTTTGTTTGAATGTCTCCAATCTCGCCAAGCTCAGTATTTAAAGCAAACCAAAAATGAGATATCTTCTCCGTTAATACTTCATTCGTTAGAGGGAACACAAGTCTAAACTTAGGATGTTCTACCGTAGAGGAAGCTGTTGAGTAACATACAAAGTAATACTTACCATATCTAGCCTTCAATTCTGCCTGTAAATCACCTTCAAACTTATGAGAATCTACATCCACCGCAGCCCATCCTTCCCAGGCAGTTACATTTAGATTAGCACGTGTTGTACCTTTCTTATATGAAGCAGGGGAAATTAGTTGAGCATCCTTCTTTGTTTCTTTAGGCTCTTTGGCTAAACTATATAGAAGATCCTCAAGCCCTTGAAAATCATCAAAGGTCATTGTCTTGTTAGTCTTATTATCGTATAGAGATTTAAAGAGTGTTAATGAATAGTTCATTGATATAATCCTTCAAATTGTGTTCTTCTTTCCAACCAAGTTCTTTTGTTTTATCAGATAGAACAGTACCACCCATTCTATTACCAGGTCGTTCAGGTAAATATTTAATGGTTGACAAATGAGCTTTAGTTGCAAACATCTCTGCAACTTCATTGATAGAGTAACTCTGTTGAGCTCCAATACCAAAACCATCACCCTCACCTTTTTCACCAACAATTAATAGACCATTAATAATATCTTTAATATGTGTAAAGTTTCTGTGTTGTGTGCCAGGAGAAACTACCGTGAATGGTTCTTTATTCTTAAGCTTTTCTTTAAAAAGAGCAATAAGAGTTGCATACTTACCAGTAGATATTTCTCTATCTCCATACACATTATAGAAATATGTAATTGCAAAGTTGAGACCAAACCAGTTAGAATAATTATTAACAAGTTCTGTATTGGTTGATTTAGTCCAAGCATAGGGACTTTGATTTTTACCAATACCATCATCGGCAAACTTAGTAGATGAACCAGAGTAAATTAGTTTTGCACCAGTCTTTCTAACAAATTCAAGTACGGCAAATGTACCATTCTTATTTGAATCCCACACAGTCATAATATCATCAAAGCTTTGTTCAACACGAGAGTATTCACCAAGGTGGTATACAATATCTGGAATAATAGCAATTCGATCTTCTATATCTTTTGTATGGCCTTTAACGTAATTAACACCTGTAACATGATTCATTACAGAACCAGTAAAATAATTATCTAAACTCCACACAATATTATTCTTTACTAGTTCCTCACATAAATGACTCCCAATAAAACCGGCACCTCCGGTGACAAGTATAGTTTTATTTTTGATCATCTTCATCAATCCATCTTAAAAGTGTATTTTCGGTAGTATCTACTCGAGGGAACCAAGTGTACTTAGACTTCTTAGTGATGTGAGGTTGTCCAATTAACTTAGCAAACTCTGCAATGTCTTCATCGTTTCTAAATCTCACCTTCATCATATGATATGCTTCATCATTTTCCTGGACATACTCAGGCATATCTTCCCAACCATCCCACTTATTTCTTTCTTCTTCTTGTTCGGTAATTACAAATAAATTATCACTCATTATTCTTCCTCCATTGTTATCATTTTTAATCCGTATTCGTTTACACCATACTTAGGTATATAGTCATCTTTATATTCGAGTGGTTGCTTAAAGACTCGATAGTTAACTAAGTGATGGCATCTTCCCCATCTCATAATTACTTCAACCACATCTGGGTGTTGAGCCTTAAGAGACTCAGCAAACTCTCTACGGTTATCAGAGCTTTGGCCATCTTTAACTTCATATACTTCTTCCGTATTACCACCCTTCATCGAGTGAGTTGCTGCTTTACCACATAAATAAGCATTGAATAGAATAGTTCTATACCCAGACTTAAGTACTCGTAAACTTAAATCTGTATCCTCATTGTACTTGCCTCTCCATCTATGTTCAACCTCATTGTTAATAAGGATACATGAATAAATTCTAGTATTAACATAGAATGGAGCTTTCTTTTGAGACCTAGGAGCAAAGAACGCATAGTTCATACCAGACATTCCAATGTCTTTATATCTGTCAGTAAAAATTTCACATAGTCTAAAAGTAGTTCCTGATGTTACACGTACCTTTAAATTTCTATTTAGTCTATAGAAGTGACGAATGTTATCATCTAAAATCCAATGCTTCTTATGTCCTTCTTCCATAGAGTGTTTCCAAACCCAATTACGAACTGGAATAGAACCACCAAGTCTTCCATCTACATCTGGGAAGGCAAGCTCTGGATCATCTCTAAATCCTTCTGGGAGAGTTAGAATTTTAGCCGGGTCAATTACAGCAGCGTAGTCTTCATACTCTGATTTTTCAATAACAATTCTATAAGGCACTCCAATCTCTTCTAGAGTCTTGGAAGTCATTCTACTATCAGCTCTGCCTTTCGAGATGATGTAAACTGGATATTTTGGATTCATAATTTATTTTCCTGATTTATATAATATATTATAACACATTTCTTGTCAAAAGTAAACCCTTTTTATTAAAAAAAGTCTTCAAGAGATACAGTCTTTTCTATTTCCCATCCAATAGATGTTAATATAGGTTTAATAACAGATACAAAAGTCTTTTCAAATTGTGTATTATAATCTATATAGTCATCTAATTTAAACTGTCTGGGAAGATAATCCACAAACGAGATAACGTTACTCTTTATTGGATTAGGCATTTTAAGATATGTAAATTTTACTTTATCTCCTGACTCAATAGCATTAATCTTTCTCGATAGTTTCTTTTCTTTAACAGCATGGTTATGCATTATAGCACCTCTAACATGAATTGGTGTTCCTTTAGAGTATATAGTCTTTTCATCTTCCCACTTTTTGAGTTCATGTATTCCCCTAGGAAATGATACTTCCTCTGCTGATGACTTTAGAAATATATCTTTAAATGATGCTATTTCATCCTGAACAGCACTTTCATTCTTAGTAATAATTGTAGTAAACATATCCTTAAGAGCTTGTCTGCATATCGCTGGAGTCGAGGATTTGATTGCTTCAATACCCATAATCTTTAACTTAGGTTTAGTATATCTAACTCCCTCATTATCATGTACATTTAAGATATACCGTTTCTTAGCTGTCCAAATACCTCGATCAGCAATAACTTCTCTACCCATGACCATTTTATTAGATCTGCCACCCAACCTATTGTATAAATCATCATAAGCGTTAGTAAGGACATCTTCCAATGTTGTACCACAAACTTGATCAAGAAAATCAATAGGTTTATTAGGGTTAAGCTTATGTATAAGAGGACCCAAGTTAACATAAACAGAATCAGTATCAATAGCAATGACATAATCAGTGTTTCCATCACTCTCCAGAGTTTTATTTAAAAATTTATTAAGATGTTTCTCTGCCCACTTAATAGTAGTCTGGCCGGATAATGTGATACCCTCGGCAATCCTCATATCAAAGTACCTAAACCATTTGTTTCCCATTGCACCATACAAAGAGTTGAGTAGAATCTTAATAGCCATTTGTTTGTTCTTGGCAATTGCTATTCGTTTTTCAATAGCGTATTGTTCTGTTTTAGATTTATCTTTAGCCCCTTCCATTTCCTGTTGGGCCTTCAACATCTCCTCTTTAACACCTACACGTTCAGCATATAGTTCTTCTACAATTCTAGGTAGTACTCCAATCTTTTTAGTATCAAACCTAACACCATTAGCAGCCATAGCAGTGTCTGGGACTTTATTAGTGATTGTCTCATTTAAAATGCCATCGGGTGTTACACCAACCTCAGTATTAGATAGAATAGTCTCAGGAGACATATTGTATTGCATAATAAGAGATGGATATAGTGAGTTTAAGTCAAAGGATACAACCCAATCATGCATTCCTACCATAGGATCCTTAACATAACCACCAGGATAATCACCCTTTACCGACTCATTGTTTTGTGGGATTGCCACATGACCGTCTGATAGATCTCGGTAAATAATTGAGTCCCAAATAGCCACAGTGCCTAGTACTTCCTCAAAATTTACACCACCTTTGTAAGCCATAGTCATTGCGAGAGTAATAAGACCCATTTTATCTTCGAGTCTATCCACAATCTCTACGTCTTTAATATTGTAGTCAATAAACTTTTGGTAGTCATTAGTATATAGATCCATAAGGTCACCATGTTCTTCATATGATATTTTACTATCACCTAATTCAACGTGTGCAATATGATCTAACTTATATGATTCTTGGGCAGTGTATGTAAATTTCTTATATAACTCAATGTAGTCTAATATAGCAACACCTTTAAGATTGAATGTTTGCTTTTTAGATCCAAATGATTCAATTTCTCTTAATGTTACATCACCCCAAGGAGATAACTTTTTCATTATCTCTTTACCACATATCTTTTCAATTCTATTAACAAGGTATGGTATATCAAAGAAGCGGACATTCCAGCCAGTAATAATATCCACGGTTTGCATATGTAATGTATAACGAAGTAACAACTCCTTTTCATCATTACATTTGATATACTTCACCTGATTATCTTGCATGATAGATTTTTCTACATCATATTCACCACACCCAAAGACATAGTAAATATCATCAATGTTATTCTTACATGTAATGGCAGTTACTTCTTGGTCAGCAACTTCCGGATATGGAAAGCCATCATCGAATTTAGTTTCAATATCGACAGATGTTATGTTAATATGTTTCGGATCCCACTTAATTTTTCCGGGGAACTCCTGATTAAGATATTGAGCAACATAGTTGGTGTTACCATATATCTTAAACTTATTGACATTAGCATATTGCTTTGAGAAGTCAGAAGCCTCCCTCATAGAGCCAAAGACAATTGGTTCCACGGGTGATCCTTCTAGAGATTTCCAGGTAGACTTAGGATCTTGGGAGGTGACATAAAGTGTTGGTTTAAAAGGAATTGTGCGTTGCACACGCTTCCCATTTTCATAACCAAGGTATCGGATATTTTTGCCAAACCGATAGGCATTCGTATACATTTTTTGATTCATAAGTATATTATAACATACTTAGCACCAAAAGTAAACCCTTTATACGATTATTTTTTGCTCTCCAGTATCAATAGTTGGTGCATCACCAATCATAGATTTATACTTATCTACCAAACCCGGCTCAGGCTGGACAATAAACATAATATGTTCTACCTTAATATGTAACTTATCAATTTCACAATAAGCCATATAAGGAGCAAAAGCAATAGTGCCTTCTTGGGTTGGAATAAGTTGGACCGGATCTGTAACAGTAATTAGTGTTGCAGTGTCCTTTTCAATTTTGCAAAGAATTTCTTCACCTGTTGTTAATCTTACTAGTTGTATCATAATGTCTCCATTGTATAGTGTGGTATACAGTACACGTGTTAATGTATACTGTATATTACAAATTTAACCTAGTAGTAGTTCTTTAGCTTTTTTACTAAATTCACCAAGGTTAATAGTTTGTGGCTTTTCTGCCTCTGGTACTTCATTTTCAAGACCAATCAATAACAATCCATCCACAATATCTGCGCCAACCACTTTAATGGTTTCTGCTAATGTAAATGATCTTGTAAAGTCTCTTGTTGAAATGCCCTTATGAACATAGTCCGTTGCTTCATCAGTAAGAGGTCTTGTACCTTCTACTGTTAATATACCCTTCTCTAAAGTCAAATTGATATGTTCTGATTTAAAGCCAGCCACTGCGATTTCAATAAAGTAATGATTATCACCTTTCTTGATTACGTTATATGGTGGGTACGACTGTTGTTTTTGAGGTTGATTGATCGAATCAAATAATGAATCGAAGCCGAAGAACAAATCTTGATTAAAGTTTGCCATAGTGTTTTCTCCTGTTAAGCGAGTTGTAATTATAGTGATCCTCTTGGATCACTTCCTGTTTATAAGCCCGAAGCACTTACATATTTATTTATATAGGTAGTCATAAAAAGCCGCGTAAGTTTCTTTACAACCAATGCATTTGTTACAAGGATCAGTTAAATTAATAGGGAATGTGCATGATATAGTTAAAGGAAATAAAGTCTGTAATAAGCCTCTTTCTTTATATATTAAAGCAATATCCCTTTTATCCATATTAGCATAAACACCTTTAATATTCTTTCTTAAAGACATAACTGCATCTTCAGCATATGTCATATCAGACTTGGGATGGTATCTACCTATATAATAATCTTTAGGCATTTGGTTAGTTATACCGGACAAACACCCTTTAAAATATTCTTTCGATAATATAGCTTTAGCCTTCTGAAATTCTTTCTGAGATAAATCTAATTCATTGGGAATCTCTTTAAATGAGCTTAAAATAGTTGCATTGGGAAATTCATTTAATATAAATTCAATAATTTTTTCAACCTGCATTTTAACAGCTGGTCTTCTTTTTACGTCAATGGTCCGAGTATTAATAATTATACCATCACTGGCCTGCTCTGCTAAAAGATATAATAATAAAGATGAATCAACACCACCTGAAAAAGCTAAATTATGAATCATTATATTCACTCGGTCTTAGCTCGTCCATAACACTATTCCTATAATAAAAAGTTGAGGTAAAAAATTAAGTATTAGGGACCTTTCATCCCATTTGTATCCTACATATATCCAGCCTAAAGCCCCTATAATCTGTATGTAACTGTTGTAGGGAGTCCAGCCTTTAACATGAAACACCATGGCAATAAGAATTACTATGGCGCTTAGGTATTTTACATACCAGACATGATCACGTTTAGTCAATGTCATGCGGTAAAGATCCATCCTTTAATTTACCATCAGGTCCTATTCTTGTGTCCAACCAAGACTGATCTATATACTGTATAAATTTTTCATTATAATCTTCATTTAGAATATAATGCAATTTATTGTTGTTATAGTCAATAGGAACAATTAGTTGATTATTGATATTCTTTAAATATTCATGCCTATATAAAAATAGTAATTCCTGACTTAAAAATACAACATCATTATCCCCTGTTATATCTTCTATCTTATTTAAGAAATTGTGGTAGCTTTTAACCCCTCTTTTTCTCAATTGTTCCATCGACATTATTGTAGTATCTCTTCCAATAATACCAACCTGAACTTGACATTGTTCTTTTAACTCAGCAATTACCTCTTTGTATTTTGGGTAAAAAGTTTTAGTACCTTCTCTACAAAAATCAACATAGGGACTACTAATACTAATAACCCAATATTCATTTTCAGACCAATCAATTTGAGAAATTAATTCAGGATTTGACCAAATATCTTTAAATGGTTCTAATTCATGATTAACCCAATATTCTCTGTTAAGGGCCTCCCACCCATTTACTTCTGGATGGAGGGCCATGATCTTAGAAAATACATGATTTCCCGAGCCTTGCGGCCCGGTAATTAGTAAAATCTTCGGAGTCATTTACTTATTGATAAGATCAGATTTCACGGTTGCATTAACATCTAATGTTTCTTTAGAGAATTTAACTAGATCTGTTAAGGCATCTTCAGTGATAAATGACATTAGAGTATCACGTTGCTTATTACCAGCATCACCAATTACCCAATCATATTTACCAACTTTCTTCTGAATAGCCTTAATACTTTCCGCGTCATTTGACATCTTAGTAAGAGCCGCCACTAACTTATCACGATTAGGGTTATTTTTATTTACCCACATTGCTTTTTGTAGTGAATCTCTAAATGATTTAACTAGCTTATATGCATTGTAAAAATCACCTTCTGGTTTAACCCCATACATCTTTTCGAATAGAATTTCTACTTGATAACCTGGGAAGTTAATATCATCACCATGTGAGCCATCTGCTTGAAGGATACCATGATGGAACCATAGTTCAGATTTTTCATTAGGCATAATATGTTTTTTGTATGCTGCTGGATTTTCTCTATCAGCATTTAACTCGCCTCTCTTAAAAGCTAAACGACGTTCACCGTTCTTCATACCCTTAACCCAATTAACATTCTCTTTGAAGCAAGCACCGTATTCTTCAACTGATTTACCAGGACCACAAAGTAATAATGTCATACCCATTGCATCTGGAACTCTACCAGATGAAGCAGCAAATTTTACTTTATTACTAGACCAGAAACTCTTTTCATATGGATTAAAGTCCTTTGATTTAGCATTAATAATATTTAAATTCATCATACCAATTGAATCCCAATCACCATACTTGTATTTGGCTGTAGGTTCTTGTAAGAAACTAACACCATTACCGCCATGTGATACTACGATGTTATTGTTATCATATCTAAGCTCTTCTTGAAATGCGTTAATTGCAGGAATATCTCTAGCTCCTGGGAAGTAACGTACATTTAAAGTATCTCCTGGCATATGCTTTCTTAACTCCTTAACAACAATATCAGTCCACTGAGATGTACCAGAACCTGGCTTCTGTGGCGAGATAAATGTAAAAGTGTCTGCTAATGCAATTGACGATGATAGCATTAAACCTAATGCAATTATTTTTTTATTCATTTTTTTCCTTATATAGAATAATTGTTTAAGAGAACTCAAGTTTTGAGTTCCACCCCTTTTTAATGCCGTAAACTAAAACTACGACGGTCATAGCAAATAGTATATCAAATGTAACCCTAGTAAATAAATCACCAACATTATATAATGAAAACGTTTGCAAAGTTAAAGCTTCTACCCGTTCAGCTAATATAAAACCTATGAGTAAAGCCGCTCTGTTAAACTTGAAATGCTTACAAGAAACACCCAAGATTGTTGCAATGATAAACATTGCATAATCCTCCCAACCACCAGTATATTGCACAGAAGCTGCTACAATAATAGTAAGTAGTATAGGAAAATAATATTTATATGGGACATTGACAACAGCTGTGACGTACTTCGTGATGAAGAAACCAATAATAGCTATTAGTACAGTTGCCCATAAAAATCCATAAGTCATACTTTCAAAGAACTTTGTATCTGCTAATAGATCCATAGACCCAAGTTCAAAATCAAGCATTCCAAATAACCCGAGTAAGATAGCAGCAAAAGATGCACCGGGAATTCCAAATAAAACTGTAGGTACCATGCTTGTTGCTTTCTGAGCATTATTAGATCCCTCCGGCCCAATAACTCCAATGATATTACCTTTACCAAATTCTGGTTTAGGGTTCTTAGTAGTTGCTACTGCTTGACCATAAGCCATCCAATCAGATACTGCACCTCCTAGTCCAGGTAAAGCTCCAACTAATGCTCCAATTATACCACCTCTTAAGGCTAACCATCTATGTTTCCAAACAGCCTTTATACCATCTATTGTTTGTTTATATCCATCTTTACTAGCCTTTGCCCTTACTTGCGAATCTCTAAGACCATCTAACATTTCAGGAACAGCAAATAATCCTGCCACTAATGTAATTAATTGTACCCCATCTGCTAAGTAGTCCCAGCCAAATGTATATCGATCTGTAGCTGTTTGAGGATCAATACCAATTAATCCAATAAAGATACCAGTAGCTAAAGCAATTATGCCTCTAACAAAATGTCTATTTGATACAAATACTACTGTTGCCATAGCTAAAATAGTAAACATCCACAATTCAGGTGTACCAAAGAATAGCATTATTTCTGCGTAATATGGGAAGAACAAGAATACCGGAATTCCCCATAATAAACCATTAATGGTTGATGTTGTTATTGCTGCAGAGATTGCATATGTTGCTTTACCTTGTTGGGCAAGAGGAAAGCCATCTACCATTGTTGCCGCTGCAGAATTAGCTCCAGGAATTCCCAATAAAACTGATGTATAGGTGTCAGCAGTGGTTGAAGCAGCTACTACCGCCATACAAAAGATTACTGCTAAGTAGGGATCTGGAAACATGTAAATGAATCCATATATTGCAATTAGGCCTGTTGTTGCACCAGCACCCGGGATAATACCAACTATTAATCCATAGATAGTACCGGACAATAAAGCCAGTATTGCGTTTAAATCAAAATCCATAATATAAAAATAATGTAAATGTTATAGTATATATATCTTTTCTTTACTTCCTTTCTTAACTATATCCCAAGTTTTTTTACTTCCAGACCCAGTTAATTGTAATGCCATTCTTTTATGCCAACTTCCATTCCATGTAACATGTGGTAAAGTCGACCAATCCCAAGTATATATTGTACCAGCTTTCCATTGGGTATATACTATATTACCAAATTGTATAATCTGACCGGGTTGATGGTCCTCTAACATAATTAAAAATCTAATTTTATCATTGTCTTGATATTTAAAATCAGGACTATGTACAACTTCTTTTGTTGGATTACCCGGATAATTATCTATATGCCACATCAATTGATCATTAGGCATTTGATCATCCAACTTCTTTGTAAATGGTTTATCCATATTAAATTCAAAGAAGTCTGTCATTTTTTGTATAATAGGAAGTTGATCTTCAAAACCTTTAAATTTGAAATGACTAAAAATCTTTGCTGATGGATCACCATCAGGATTTAATGCATCCTCTTTCTCATGGCCTTCACTCGGTTTATTAGCGGCATGGCCATAACCTTGTGTATTATATGTTTTAGAAGTAAATTTATCTTTAAGACCTGATCTTAATAATTTAATTTCATCAGATACATCATTAGAAAATCTTCCAACTACTTTTACATATTCACCTTCTTTATCTTCTTTAAATTTATCGAAGTGCCAAGGGCTTTTAAATATATTCATTTTACACCAATATTATACTTAGGACATAATTCCCAGTTATGTTTATCCTTATGTGAAATTATTTTAATTTGATTTAATGGAGCAGTCTCGCCTATTGATGTTACGGTTTCTAATAAACCCCAATCGCTCATTAACTGGACAATTGTATTTCGTCTACCTAAATCATTAGTAGTTAAATTGGAAGGCTTACCATCCAATAAAAATAATTCTTTAAAATGTGTTATGAAATATCTACCTTGCTTATGTAATATGTGGCAAGATTGATATAATTTTGAGTCTTTTTTAGATGCCACACCCATTCTCGTTAGGGTTTCTCTGATCTTTAAGAAGTCATCTGGTTGACCTAAAATAACCTCTAACATCATATCAGGGTTCCAATCTACCAGTTCATCGTTTGTTTCCACCATGATCTATTCTTTCCTTAATTTGCTTCAATTCATTATTAGTAAGAAGCGAAAGAACATCTCTGGCCTTTTCATTAGAATAGCCATAGTACTTTTTGATGGCATTAATATCATCGGATTCAGAAACTTTGTTCCACTTCGAGAAACGTTTTCGTTTCCTAACAATATTTATAAGAAAATTATACTGGAGCTCGTTATCCAAATGGTGGTTGATATTCATTTCATTGGCGAATAAGACCGTATCTGGGAAGTAAGAAAGACCACGGTTAATCATAAATGGTGCATAATTCTTTTCCTCTTCCAGGATATGTTTCTTTGTATTATTAATCGAGTTTAAATAGTCGAATGGATTTTTACTCATGTTGTTGCTTGAATGATTGATTGGAATCTAATAATGTCAAGAGCAATATCTGTTCTTGGGTCATGTAATTGTAATGATGCTTCATCGACTCCATCCGGAATGAAAGAAGTATTTACATCATACCCCCAAGTAAGACCATCAATAAGTGATCTCATATCTCTAACTTTCCACCAAGGGTATGGTTCAACCATATTAAGTTGCTTACATAATGCTGTGATAATCATAGGATCAAATGTATTACCTCTTGTATATACATATGCATTGGCAGGATATTCAGCAACAATTAAATTATGAAGATCAACAAGTGGCTTATCATTTTCAGTAGGCTTCAAATTAGCCTCTACAATTTCTGGGCCTAGTGAATTCCACCATTCAAGTGTAGACGGATCAATAACTCTATTGTAATTCTTTACCTGGTCTGCAACATCAAATTTCATAAACTTTGCATCTTTAATAATCTCACCCATTGTGTATGGATTATCCTTAAAGCGTTTTGTGTCGAAAGCATAACAAGCAATAGAAAGAACAGGTAACTTTTGTACGTCGGTACCTAATGTTTCAAAGTCAAAGATAAATGAATCCATCATTTGAAGCTACCTTGTGCCATAATCTCCGTGAGACAAGCAACAGTGTTAAGTTCATGATCTGCGACGAATGCATCTTTATATGAGTAGTCAGCAAGAGTCATTACCAGTTGAGGGATATAATTAGGCTCTACATATTCTAACATATTATCATAAATCATTCTAAATAGTTTAGCAGATTCCATATCAATATTATTAGTTACCCATTTACGCATACCTTTAAAGTTCTTTTTCTTTAAGTCTTCCATAAGTTCTTTAATAGATGTCTCTGATAGTGTAGTAAGAATACCCGAGTCAATAGAACCACCAATACCATATCGTTGGCATTCGTTAATAACTCTACGCCAGTCAGGGATATACTTCATAATCAATTCGGCTAACACTGCTGGTTCCGCAGTTACTTTTTCCTCTGATAGGATAAATTGTAACCTTTCCATAAACTGGCCTGCAAGAGTAGCCTTTGAGCCAACATTGAATTCATACACAGAACATCTAGAGTGTAATGGTTCAATGATTCTATTCTTGAAGTTACAAGTTAGAATGAATCGACAATTGTTAGAAAACTCTTCAATGAAACCACGTAACGCTGGTTGAGTTGATTGGGGGTTTAGGTAGTCTGCTTCATCAAGAATGACTACTTTATATCCTCCCATAAGTGAAACAGTCGAAGCGAACTGTTTAATTTTACCCCTAAGGGTATCGATGTTGCCATCCTCGGAACCGTTAATGATAATATGATCGAGTCCTAATTCATTACATAATGCTCTGGCAACAGTTGTTTTTCCTACACCTGCAGTACCAGTAAACATCATATTAGGTAACTCTCCACCTTTGATTATCTCATTAAATGTATCTTTTAATGATGTATCTAAAATACAATCGTTTACAGTGGTTGGGCGATATTTTTCTACCCATAAAAAGTCATTTCTCATTTACGTCTCCATTATTTAAATTAGGGGGAGTTTTCGCACACACTACTCCCGGAGTGCTAAAAAGGCGGAGGTGATTAAAATATTAATCAGTTAACCCGTGCTTCATAATACTATTATAACACAAAACAGGCCAAAAGTAAACCCCTATTTCGTTAAATCTTCATAAAGTTCTTCAACATCATTATTGTTGGCTTGAACTTCTGCCATGTTTGATTTATACAAAATAGATGCTACCTTTTTAAGTACCTTTTTGTCTAGTGTATATTTCTCGGCAAGCGCATTAATAGTTTCTTTAATAAAATCTTTTTCAGAGTCAATTCTAATCATTGAATCTAAAACATCTTGCATAACACTTTTTACATCTTTCACTTCACTTTCTAACATAATATAATCCTTTAATAAAATTTGGTGTCCCGGAGAGGACTTGAACCTTTAACCTACGGCTTAGAAGGCCGTTGCTCTATCCAGTTGAGCTACCGAGACTTGGTGGGCCTGCCTGGATTTGAACCAGGACTCAATGAATTATGAGTTCACTGCATTAACCGTTATGCTACAGGCCCGAGTCTAACTAGCCTCTAAGATCATTAAGAGCTTTTTCCAATAAAGGAATAAGGTCATCTTTCTCGGTAGTAATTAAAATTTCACCTTCACTCCAACCAGTAACTGCATTGTTATCATCATAGTACTCTTCAGCAACATGATATAAACCATTTTCGTTCTGGTGGATAACGAACTTCCACTTCTCGTTATTATCAATCATCACTAGCATCTCCGCCATCTGTAGCTTCTTCCGCTGGCTTATTAGCCTCTAAGAATGCTGAAAGACGATTGCGAATAGTACCAACATCACCTAATTCAGCACCTTCAAATGCTCCACGTTTGGTTACAATGTCAATAATTTGTACACAAGCCGCGATGTCCTGTAAACCAATACCTGGTGCTTCTTCTGTTACTGCTTCTTTTACTTTTTCACTCATTTTTATACTCCGTATTTAGAATTTTTATCTAAGGCAACCCAGTAATTGGTATCACCTGCCACCACAGATGAAATCATCTTGGAAGAAATTCCAAAGACATATTTATCTGCTGTGTTAAATTTGAAGTTACCAATGTTAAAGATAAATTCAAATGTTGCTTCAGTATCAATATTACAATCAGTAATATCTAAACTATATTCATTTGATGTTGGATCATCAATGTCGGTTACAGTAAGCTTAATGTTACCATCATCTTTCTTAGTAATAACAAGATTATCACCACTTAATGCACCTGAGGCTTTTCTAATTGCACCTAACTGAGAGTCAGTGATTGTAAATGTTACATCAATGTTTGGCATATTTAGATCTTTATCTGTTGTAACCAAGTTCTCAATATCAGAGAAGTAATATTTAATTGTAGAATTACCATCCGAGATAAGAGCAAACTTTTGAGAATCATCAAATTCTAAATCAGGATTTTCAAACATACCAAGACAACTTAAGAATTGTGGTAGGTCATATACACCAAATTTATATGGAAAATCTTCTTCCACATTTGATTTTGCCATCAGATTTTTTGAAATTGCCACTGTACGTAGCACTTTTGATTCAGTGCCAAAAGCAATATTGCTATTGATTGCCGAGAAGTTTTTTAAGACTTCAATTGTATTATTACTTAGTTTCATTCACTAACTCCTTTTCATTATTTAAATCATGTTCATTCAATGCCAATAAAGCATAGTGCATAATCTTGACAAGATCTTTCCGGTTGTAACCAGCCTTCTTGCCATATCGTGCAGCATATTTAATGACGTTACCTAAACTATAGTCTAGGCCTTTATTCGTCGATGATATTAAATCCATCGTTTGTACACCATCTTCAGAAGCATAGTGCTCACCGTACGTTTTATTTATATATAAGATAAATTCGTTAAGTAGTTTATCTTCATTGTATTTGTAATTTATTTCGTTCATATGTATATTATAACACATTTAGGAGCAAAAGTAAACCCCTAAACGGATTATTTTTCAAATTAGTTTAAATATTAAAGTCATCAGTTGAAGATGCATTTGGGTATTCACCTGTTCCTGACACAGTAGCATCTACCTTTGTGTATAAATCAAGGAAAGCCTCTTTAGTGTCATCATCAAATCTGTTAACACATAAAGCAATTGCCTTGTCTCTCTTACCAAAGATTGAATACGTCTGTACAATGTGACATAATCTACGAGTAGAAACAATCTCATCAACACCACCATCTTCAAAAGTCTTTCTAATT